GTATACACACGAGCAGCAATAGAGTTTGCCGACCTCGCAGAAGACGATAGGGGAACAGAAATGATCTTGAAGTTCTGCGACGACATTACAAAGTTGGTTGGAGAATAAAGAATGAAAACTACATCACTCAAAACAATCTACCTCACGGCAGATGAGTTAAAACAAGCAATCGTGGAATATCTTGAAAAGGAACACAAAGGTCTTGCACAACATCTCCATAATAACGAGTGTGAGATGGTTTGGGGACAAGACGGCAAAGAGTTTCTTGTTAGCATTGATGGTGAGATTGATGATAGCGAAAATCGGCGCGGCTAATAACAAAAAACACGATTTGAACAACCCACTCACCCGAGATATAATATAATAGGAGTGAGGCGGTATTACGCAGGGTTCTACTGAGATGATATACGACCCGGACCAAGGAATAAGAATCTTAAAAGGGAATACTTGGTCGCTTGCAGGTGAAAACCCTGCCACTCTTTCAAATGAAGTTACCCCGTTTGTGTGCAGCTTAAATGCGCTGCCCTTTAGGTGCGGGTGGAGTCGTTCATTCGGCTAGGTCAGTTGGGTTGCTGACCAATTTTTGACAACTTTCTGATTGACAGAAAATACGCGAGATGATATAATAAGAATATGAAAGTAACAGCACTAAGATGCAATAATTGCAATACTCTAATTTATTCTCGCGTTCGTCACGATATGAGGTGTTGCCGGTGCTGGAAGAATGATTACGATAATACTGGAATTGCCATTGATGGCGGGTTCGACTATTGCAAAGTCCATGCCAGCCCAAAGTCAGACTATGACTTTATTGCCGAGTATGATCTTGGAGAAGTGGATAGAAAAACGCTTTATCAAGATTGGAATACCAGATCTGATAAATATGGGATGATTACAGAATGAACGAAAAAAACGATCTACGACTGGTTAGAGCATTCCCGCTGCTTTATGCGGATAGAAATGGGAGCATCCAAAGCTCGCTGATGCCTTTTGGCTTTTCTTGCGGCGATGGCTGGTTCGATATCATCTGGGAACTCTCGGAGAAACTTGAGCCAATCATCAAAAAGTTTGTTGATGAAAACCCGAACCTTGAGTGTTCGAATTGCGGCTGCAAGAAAGACAGGCACTATGCTTGCAAGACTAACAATCCCGGCAAGTGTCTATCGGTTCACGTCGATCCGGATTCAGATGAGGAGCCCCCTGGCAACTATTATGCTTGCTTCTGTGATAGTTATGTGTCAAGTCATCCAAGGGCTGTTCAGGTGAAAGAGAAGTTCGGATCGCTTAGGTTCTATATGACATCAGAAAACGACGAGATCCGCAGCCTAATCGGCGAAGCCGAAGCAAAATCGTGTGAAACCTGCGAGGAATGCGGAGATCCCGGCAAAGAAAGAGACACAAGTTGGATCCGAACGCTCTGCGACGGATGCTATGAGAATTGGGAGCAGATCCGAGCAGCGAGATGGAGCAAAGAATGAAACCAACACTTGAGTCTGGTGATATCATAATCCGTCGTGCAAATAATGGTTGGATCGTGTTTGCAGAATCAGAACATGAACCAGATCACTTTATCACTTTTCTTTATGAAATTCCCGACACTGAATTCGGGGAACAGGAGTGTTTCATGAACCTTTTGGGAGCAGAGTTCCCAGAGCAATTTCAGTCAAAACATCGTGGCGGTATTCAAATGGAGTTGCGAACCAAGGGACGAGAGCATTAAGAAAAATATTGAAGTGATTGAAGAATAATGAGCGAGAACACCAAAAAAGAAGATTGGCAGAGACTAGAAATCACAGATGTGATCGACAATCCTGACGGAACTTCAACATTAGTTTTTGAACTCGAAGACGAGTTCAGAGAGTGGTTCAAGAAATCATTCGGATTAAAAAGGTGGAGCGACAAAAGGTTCGAGAAGGTGTTTCTTGAAGCAATTAGAGGCTATATAGAGAGGGAGACCGGAAAAGATTAATCTTTATCGATAGAGAAGACTATTTATTGATGAATTTACTCTCGGCAGTATAAGGAGATCCCCGATGAAAGTAACAAAACAACAACTTAAGCAGATTATTGACGAAACCTTAAACGAGGTTGACCTTAGACAAGCGTTTCAACAAAAGCAACAACAGCAACAACAAAAGCAACAAGGCGCCCAACAAGGCGCCCAACAAGTACCAGCAAAAATAGCGGTTGCGCAAGCTTTGTCCTCTAAATTAGGCAAAGCCGCCGCACAGGTTATAATGTCAAAGATGGATGAACAATCCTTGAAGACGCTCGCGATGGCTTTATCACAATGAAAGTAACCCAATCACAACTTAAACAACTGCTCAAAGAAGAAATCCAGTCAGTTTTTTCAGAAGGAGATTCTGACGAAGTGTTGGCGGCGATTAGCGATGTTCCTAAAGCTGCCCAAGCAATTGCCGGAAAAGTAAAAGGAGAGATTGAGGGCCTCTCGGAGAAGTCTGGGTTAGATCCACTGGTTTTAGCACAAGCTGTCGCAGCCCTTTTAACATCGGATTAAAATGATGAAAGTAACAAAATCACAATTACAAAAAATTATTGCAGAAGAACTGCAGCTTCAGGAGGTTGTATCTTCCGCGCGCCATGGCGCCAAGGTAGGCCTCGCTAGCGGCGCCGCAGTCGCTATTGGTTCTGCATTGGGGCTTCTGTCTATAGGCGCCCTCACCCCCGTTGCGGGCCCATTAGCAGCCCTCGGCGGCCTCGGGCTGACGGCCAACGCCATAAAAAAACGTGCCGATCTTGCTAGGTTACCTTTTAATGAGGCCGGCATTGTTGAGTTTGCTAATGAAATTTGGCAAGAGATGATGGCTTCTCCAGATCGAAAAGCAGCTGGCCTATCAGGCCGCGAGACGCTTGATGAGTTGGCAGCTGTTCTGGAGACAAAACTTAAAGAAGTTAAAAATCCAGAAAACTTTCAGTTTGTAGAATCTGAGATTGAAGGTGCCGAAGGAGAACCGTTGGTGGCCACCGCGGTGATCGATGCACTAAAGAAAGCAGGAATGCTTCTTCCCGACAAAAGCGATAAAAACTGGAGACGATCCAAGGACGTCGTGGGTGCCCTTGATGCCGCGGAGCCCGCGAGCCTTGCGTCTAGGCTGGGGAAAAAAGCAATTGCAGTCGGTGGGCCCGGAGTCGCTCCCTGGAACGAAGGAAAAACGCAAGTGAAAATTACAAAACAACAGCTTAAAGACATTATTAATGAAGAGCTAGCAGGCGCCCTGCAAGAATTAGGAGCAGGCAAAGGTGCCTCAATGAATAATCGCGCGGCCCAATTGGGAGCTAAACGCGACGATGACACCGAAGTCGATCCTTATGAAAGAGCGCTGGAAGCACCTCTGGCCGAAGAAGAAGACGATAACTGGATTCAAGATGCCGAGAAAGATATTGAAAGACGCGGCACCGAAGGCGTCTGTACTGGCAAGAACTTTGGCAGCGAGAAGTGTCCTCCTGGCTCCAAGCGCTATAACTTAGCGAAGACGTTCCGCAAGATGGCGAAAGACCGCAAAAAATAAAAGCTTGACACACTATTTGAAGTAGGTTATACTATAATAGTATCTATGCGGAGGGTACGTGAAGTTTGCACATATAAGTGATACTCATATCAAAAATTTGAAGTATCATTATGAATATCGAATCATTTTTGAGCAGTTGTATGAGACACTGCGAGAACAAAAGGTCGATTACATTATACACTGTGGGGATATAGCCCACACCAAAACACAGATCTCACCAGAGTTTGTTGAGATGTGTTCTGATTTTTTTCGCAGTCTCGCTGAGATTGCGCCAACCTATATCATTCTAGGAAACCATGACGGTAACCTAAAGAACAGCAGTCGCCAAGACGCACTGACACCAATTGTCGATGCGCTTGATTTACAGCACCTACACTTGCTTAAGAACTCAGGCGAGACTCATTTGAACGACGATTTCTGTTTGAATGTCTTGTCTGTTTTTGATCGAGATAACTGGACCAACCCCAGCAACAAGGATAAGATAAATATTGCTTTGTATCACGGCTCTATCTCTAATTGTAAAACTGATACCAATTGGACGATGAGCTTTGGCGAAGACGATATTTCTATCTTTGACGAGTTTGATTTTGCTATGCTTGGTGATATTCATCGCCGTCAGTTTTTGGATCATGATGGTCGTATCTGGTATTGTGGCTCAACTGTTCAACAGAATCATGGCGAGACTAATGATAAAGGAATTTTAATCTGGGAGATTGAGTCTAAAGACGAATGGGAGATTGAACCTCTTGTCTTTAAGAATCCTAAGCCCTTCTTTACAATTCCTCTTACCTTGAAGGGTCGAATGCCCCGGGGCATTCAGGTCCCACAAGGCGCGCGCCTAAGATTGGTAAGCACGAACAACTTACCTCTTAATGCTATGCGTCGGGCAATGGACATTGCGAAGCACCGGTTCAAGCCAGAAAGCATCGTCTTTCTTAATCGAGCCGAAGGAATTCGTGGAAACGTTGAAGATCTCACAGAGGGCATCAAAACCGAAAACTTGCGCGATATTAAGGTCCAAGAAGAATTGATTGATGAATTTTTATCTGACTATCAATCGGACGAAGCTACACTACAAAGAGTGTTTGACCTCAATAGTAAGTATAATAAAATAATTGAAGATAGAGAAGAGATTTCTAGAAATGTAAATTGGAAAATTAAATCATTTAAATTTGATAACTTGTTTAATTATGGCCAAGACAACTCGATTAATTTTGAAAAGCTTAATGGAATTGTTGGAGTCTTTGGAAAGAACTTTTCGGGCAAGTCGAGTATTGTTGACGCGGCCCTCTATACACTGTTTAACACCACCAGCAAAAACGAGCGCAAAAACCTTAACGTTATTAACCAACATCAAGATTCGTGCACTGGCATATTAGAGATTGAGATTGGGCACAAGATATACACAATCAAGAGAACATCTGAGAAATACACTAAACGCTTGAAAGGGGTTGAAACTCTAGAAGCTAAAACAGATTTGAATTTTGAAGTTTATGATCCAGTCGCAGATACCACGACTTCTTTAAATGGCAATACTCGCAACCAGACCGACGCAAATATTCGAAAGCACTTCGGCTCCATGGATGATTTTCTGGTGTCTTCACTGGCTAGCCAGCACGGCGCATTGACCTTTATTGATGAGGGCTCGACCCGTCGCAAGGAAATCATTGCTAAGTTCCTGGATTTGGAATTGTTTGAGCAGAAATTCAAAATGGCCAAGGATGACTCAGTAGAGGCCAAGGCGCTTCTACGAAAATATGAGAATCGCGATTACACTACTGAATTAACGGTGCTGGAATCTAATTTAGAAGAGTTGCGCGCCAATGCAGAAACAAACAAGACTACGTGTGAAAAGTATCGTCAAGAACTAAAGATTTTAAATGAAGGCGCCAGACGATTGGATGACAAGATTAATTCGATCCCGGGAAAACTTATCGATGTTACTAAGATTTTATCTCAGCAAAAAGAAAAAGAAAATCTTTCTAAAATGCTTAAAGAAAAGATTGTCTTGCAAGAAAGCGATATTGACCTAAAGCAACAAAAAATTGTCATATCTGAAGGATTTTTAGAGCTTATAAACTTAGGCACGCTTACCGAAGATAAAGCTGAAATTGAAACCCTCGATCATAGCATTGCTAATTTACGAGAAGAACTAGAGAACATTAGCAAGAAAGAAAAGCTTTTGAAGAGTATTCCTTGTGGAGATCAATTTCCTTCCTGTCGTTTTATTAAAGATGCTTATATTGATGTAGTCAATAAGCCTGGAATTGAAAAAGATTTGCAAGCAGCTATGGGTCGGCTAGAAAAGCTCGATCCTATAGAAAATGCTGAAAAACTCGAAGAACATCGTTTAATGCAAGAGCTAATTCAAGAGCTTAAAACGGAAGTAGCAGAACTACTTTTGGAATGCGAACGTAATAAGAATACGAAAGCCGCCACTGATTTAGACTTGGCCGAGACAAAAGCAAAGGTCAAAGAATACAATCAAAACAAAAAAGTTATTGATGGTTTAGAGAAGCTTATTAACGAGCGAAAGACCTATGAAGATAAGATCGACACCAAAAAAGACAAAATCTACAATTGCGATGAGGCCACTCTAGAATTGGTGAAGCAGATTGGCTCATACGAAGAAAAAAGTACCTCTTTGCAGCAACAGTATAAAGAATACAAAGATCTTCAGAATAGTTATGCAGCCTACGATTTACTTATGCAATGCATGCATCCGAACGGAATCGCCTATGATATTATCAAGAAAAAGATTCCCGTCATTAATCAGGAGATTGCGAAAGTTCTCGCCAACATTGTCGAGTTCGAAGTATTTTTTGAGAGTAGCGGAAACAAGCTAGATATCTTTATCAAACACCCCAAACACGACGAAAGGCCCATTGAAATGGCATCAGGCGCCGAAAAGACAATGGCCGCGATGGCCATTCGGTTGGCGCTTTTGAGCGTTTCTTCCCTTCCAAAGTCTGACTTGTTTATCCTCGATGAGCCGGGCACCGCATTGGACGAGGAAAATATGGAGGGTTTTATTAGGATCTTGGAACTAATTAAGGTATATTTTAAGAACGTTCTCTTGATCTCGCATTTAGACTCTCTCAAAGATTGCGTCGACATGCAGATTGTAATAGAAAAGAAAAAAGGCTACGCAAAGGTAAACCAATAAACGGAGATTTATATGAACAATCCTGACGATTTTGATTTTGCCGAGACAGCAACGGAAACTAACCCGCCTGCTCTCGACACCCCCACAACTCCTAGCGAGTTCGACGACTTTGATTTCGTCGACCACTATGGAGACGATGAAGAAGTAACCCACGAGAATTTGCTTCCGGAGAACACGATTCCCGCATCGCTGAACTGCGCCATTGTTGGCGTAGGTGGAGGTGGGGGCAAGATGGCCAAAGCCTTTCTCGATCTTGGCTACAATAGGACTTTGCTTGTCAATACCACTTCTAAAGATATCCCTAGCGATGTGGGTGATGAGCACGTTGTTTTGATTCCCGATGCTGATGGCATTGGAAAAGATGTGAATTTAGGAAAAGCTGTGTTTGATGCAAACAGTACGGTCGTAGAAGATGCCCTCCGCACAAAATTAGGCAAAGTTGACTGGCTGTTCGTTTGCGCTGGGGGCGGCGGTGGAACTGGTTCTGCCGTCGCTTCCCTACACGGCGTGTTTGAACGATATCTGAAATCTGTTCAAGCCGAAGGGGAAGTTGTGTATCTCACCTCTTGGCCGACCGCACAAGAATGCTTGAACCCGACAATTAGCAGAAATGCGCTCGCACTCCTTAATGATGTTTCAGAGCACACGCACGTTGTATTAGATAACGAGCGTCAAGTTAAGTTGCTCCGCGGCAAAGTTGGAATGCTTGGATTGTTTCCCGCAGCCAATACCGCATTCGCAAAGCTGTGGACACAAGTATTAAAGCTATCTTCAGATAAGTCACCGATTCAATCTTTTGATTCAAAAGATCTCGAAAGATGTTTGCGAACGCCACAAAGAATGTTTATTGGTTCGACAATGGTTAAGGATCCTGCCACTCCCAACCTGGGTTCGATGATTCTTCAGAATTGCATGAAGCGTTCACCGTGCCCCCCGGCGAAAGGAAAGCCAAAGACAGGCGCACTGCTTCTGGTTGTTTCGTCTGCAATGGCAAACGATCCAGAAATCAGCAAGCACATGGATGCTGCGATTGGATATGTCGGCGGAAGAACCGAGACACTTTTTTCAGGCGTTTACATTAATGATAACGTACCTGGGCTCGTTGCCATACTATGTATGAATGGGCTACCCAAAGGAAAATAACAAATGAGCCCGAGAGATTTAATGAGAATGACGTGGGAAAGAGCCACACAGCTTATGTTGTTAAGAGGCACGCTAGAAGATTACGTTTTATTCGCCGCCGCTAAAGGCGCCTCGTTCGCGATTGGCGTGGGTCTAGGCTGGTATTTATGGGGAGCAGTGTAAATGAAACTATCCAAATCCCAACTTAAACAGATTATTAAAGAAGAGCTTGAAGAAGCATATGGCGGCGCTTCAGGACCATTTCCAGATAGGTACGGTGATGCTCACGAGAAGAGTCAGAAAACTAATATGAATCGCAGCCTTGGTGAGTTTGCTCAATGGGTCTCCCGCATCGACGGACACATCGAACAGATTACAGGAGAAAGTATAACAGCAGATAAGATGCCCTCTGATATTAATCTTTATGATATGTGGCTCCTTGGATTGTCTCCTGGTCAGGCTGCACAAGATCTTACGACGAGAGACTATTAATGAAACTTTGGAATAAACTAAATCACTGGCTCGAATGGCGCGGAATTAAGTGGACCGACATTCTTGGTTCGGGTGTAGCATTTGGAACAATCATTGCACTAATTATAGTATTAATATGGGCAGGATTACAATGAAACAAAAGCTCTTAAAATTATGTCGATTGGATGTGCTGGCTCTTGGGCTAGCATTGCTTGCTTTAGCAGTCGCGTGTTGTGGACATCACAGAACACATGAAAGGTTGAATGAGATGGAACGCATTGGAATCCCGCATCAACCACACCCGCCCGTTAAATTAGGAGAAGAGTGCCCATGGTAATTAATGAAGCAAAATTGACAGAAATGGCAACCCAGGAACTTAAAAACGTTCTCTTAGAAAAGTACGCACGGGCTCAACTGGCTCAGGTACTAGCAGAACAAGAAATGGTTTCTACCGCAAAGATTGAAGAATTACTGGAAGATGTCGTCGAAGCATTGGGACTCATCGATTTAAGTATTGATTATTTGACTGCCGCATTGACCGGCAATGATCCCGCCTCAATCGGCGTGGCGCAACGAGTGTTAGGCCGCGGCAGTCGACGAGCAGCTGATGTCAGCATTGGAAAGCCGGGCTCTTAAAATGAAAATTACCTACGCCACATTAATGAATATCATCAAGGAAGAACTAGAGGAAGCTTTAGATCCTCACAGGTCTTTAGCTGCACAGGCAGAAGATGAATATGAAGAACCCACCGGAGAGCCGGGCGATATTGAGGCGGACACTGTTTTTCCTGGCGGCGGTCCCGGCGAATGGCAGGCTGCTAAAGATGCGGAACCAGTCAAGCAACGCCCACCGCGTGAGTATCGTCGTGAAGCCATCAAGCTCCTAGCCAGTTTTAATGTTAAGGTTGGTCCTGACGAAATTGATATCGTTGCATGGCAACTCTACAACAATGCCATGGCTTCTGAAACGGAGCCGATGAAAGAGCCGGGCGGCAAGCTTTCGTTCCTCAAGAAGGCCATGAAAAAAATGGGGTTGTCAGAAGTTACCAACGCAGAGTTAAGTGCCATCCGTTATTTTACGCGTGGACTCTCTTATGAAGTAGAAGCTTTGTTGGTTCAACTAATGCATAAGCATGATTTTACATTGGATGATGTAGAAGTGATGGCTAAAGAGCTTAGAGGCCTTGGGCAAGGAAGGCTTGATCCTGCGCCACAGAAACGCATGGCCGAAGGTCCACTCCAAAAATACATTGAAGAAGAGATAGACAAGTATTTAGCCGAAGTCCATTCAGAAAAACAGCGTGCCTATATGTGCGCGCAAGCAAATTTACCGGATAGTGAAAGAAAAAAGGGCTTATCAAAAGCAGAAGCAGAAGAAATGTGTCATGGCCCGATGAAAGAATCACAAACAAAGAGAGGAAAGTAAAATGAGTTTATTAACACAAGTATGGGACAGTGTTGTCACTGCAGCCGGCAATGTCGCCAGAGCAGTTTTAGATACCGGCTGGTCCGTCTGGCACGAAATTACCGATGGCGCTCGGCGCCGTAGCTGGTGGCTGCTCGTAGCTCTAGTATGGCTCGACGGCGTACTCGTTGCTCACTGGTTGCTGTAGGAGAGAACATGGAAGAGCAAAGTGGATTCATCGACACTTGGTTGATGAAGTTAACATCACGTAAGCTTCTAGTGTGGCTTACTGCGTCTGCGTTAGCGTTCGGCGGCTATCTAGCCAGCGCTGACTGGGTTATTATTTCGAGCATCTTTATCGGCACACAAGGGGTCGTAGATGTGGTGGAGAGACTGAAGGGCCTCAAGTGACCACGCAACAGTTAGTAGTGCAATTCCTACTTAAGAATTGGAAAGGCATTTTAATCGCTGTCTTGTCCCTGGTGGTGATGGGAAAGATGCGCTATGACCATAAGCAGATGCAAGCAGCATACGAAGCATCCGAACAGTCCCTACAGGCACAAATCGCAGGCCTGCAAGAAATTCACAAGCAGCAACTAGCTGATATGGAAGACTCGCTACAGGTCTACAAAGATACCTTAGATCAAGTAGAACGAGACTATCGAGAGAGCCAAGAAGAACTGCTAGAAGTGATCGAGAGTCGAAGAGAGGAATACGGAAGACAATTCTCTCAAGACCCCGAAGAACTAGCGGAGACAATAATGTTAATGTACGGATTTGATTATGTTCCTTAGTCTATTATTAACGTTGGCCGGGCCCGCTCAAGCAGCCGACACAGGCCAGTTTACCTTTCTGGGGCACCAACAGTGTGCCCCGTTTGAGGGTGTGCTTTTTGACGTGCCGGCATTGTCCGAAATCATGGCTCGCCAATCAACCGCCAACCTTGCATGCCAAGCACGAATTGAATATGAGCTTTCAGTTGAAGCCGCAAACTATGAGTTACAGCTTCGCAATTGGGAGATTCAATATACGGCTCTGCACGAGGAAATGACACTGATAATCTTTCAGAAAGATCAAGAAATTGAAGAACTCCAGGCATCCCTACTACGCCAGTCTCCGAGCAATGGATGGCTGTGGGGCGCAGGTGGAGTAGTGGTGGGTGCAGTTGTTACCTATGGGGCTTACCGAGTGTTCAATGAGTGAAAAAGATTTTGACAAAATCGCCGCTATCGAACAAGCCATTGCTAAGAAGTACGGAAGCGAGACTGTTCAAAACCCCCGCGCAAATTGGGACGAGACCAAAGAAAAAGAATACCTCGAACAGATGCGGGAATTATATAAGAAGAATACCAAGCACGAAGCCTTCCAAGAGAAAATAGATGTAAATGGTATAAAGGTTGCAAAGAAACTATTTAATAGAGATTCTTTACGGCATTGTCCTGTTTGTTCTTCTCTCGCTAGAAAAGCGACAGACGATGTTTGTCTTCTCAAATTTGATTGTTGCTATAGTTGTTATGATCGATACGTAGAAGGCAGAGAAGAAAGATGGGAAAAAGGCTGGAGACCAAATGAGGATAACTAAAGCTGACTTGAAGGAAATGATTGTGCAACTGCTAGCAGAACAAGAAGAGCCCGCTCGGTTAACACAAAAAAGTATGAGCGCTTCTAGCTTTGTCCGTGCAGGCAAGGAAGGCCGCCAAGATGTAACGGGAGAATTAACCCCACAAGAGCAGGGAATTATAGATCAGGTCGACCAGTTTTTGTTGAACTTGGCAAAAGTACCCGGCGTGGACATTAATGCTAGCAAAGCACTCCTCCAACGCGTGGTTCAACTCCTCCAACGTCAACTGGTCCCCAAACAACAACAGGCAGCCCCCGAAGCCGCTACACAAGGAACACAGAAATAATGGCAAGTATTTATGAAATTGTACAAGGCTTAGCGCAAGCCGCCGCTAATGCATATGATGGCGCTCTGGGTGAAGACTATGAACCCGCTAAACCCGGAATCCTGCGTCGAGAAGAGGGAGATGCCCTTATCGACCAGCGCGTAATGGACGGCTTTAATGTAAAGTTTTATGGCAACATGATGTGCTTAAGTTATCAATCCGAGATTCAACTAAAAGAAGTATACGCTTCTGGCTTTGAGACGGAAATGGAACAACGCATCGCCGACATCGCCGGTTGGTTGAAGAAAGAATATAAAAAGATTACAGGCGATTCAGTCACCTTAACAACCGAGGGTGAAATCGACGTACTTGTTCAAAACTCTTCCCGAGTCCGGACGTGGGTTCAAGCGAAACAACACTACAAAGTAGGCGGCCTGGATGACGAGATGCATATCGAAGCACCCTCTCGTAATAGAGTAGAAAGGACTTGGCAAGAATTTTTAGATTTAGGCGATTGGAAAGGCAAGCGCCCCAGTAACGATACAAGGAAAAAAGATTCATGAAGATTTCAATTGCACGACTTAAAGAGATTATTATGGAAGAAGTTGCTCACGCAACCAACGAGGCTCATGACAAAGATTGGGGAATGGGCAAGGATGAAAAGTCTCGCACTCGACCCGGCGAAGAAGATTATACAGGACACAAGGGAGATGAATCTCACACACATCCCGGCGAACTTGATTACGAAGATGAAGGCGAAGATCTTGAAGGAAAGGCTAACCGAGTACTCGCGGATCTCCACGACGTAATGACTGCTGCTGGACTCAACGTTGATATAAGTGGCGGCGTGAGCGATGACGTTGAAGACGAAGAGGAAGTCGAAATAGAACTTGCAGATGATGAATGAGCTTTCAATTAGACAAGAAGCAACAAGTCCAAGAGATATTGAAATGCGGGAAAGATCCGTCTTACTTTCTTAAAACATATGCGCGCATCTCCCATCCGATGCATGGCCTCATTTTGTTTGATACATATGATTTCCAAGATGAACTTCTGACTGATTTTAATGATTACCGCTTTAACGTCATTTTGAAAGCCCGACAGCTTGGCATTTCAACTATCACCGCTGGCTACGTTGTGTGGATGATGCTGTTCCACCGCGATAAGGCTATCTTGGTTATGGCCACTAAGTTTGCGACGGCCGGAAACCTCGTAAAGAAAGTGAAGGGTATCATGCGCCAGCTTCCAGATTGGATAAAGATTTCCACTATCAGTGTAGATAATCGTACTTCCTTTGAACTCTCTAATGGTTCCTCAATCAAAGCAGCTTCTACCTCTGGGGATGCTGGTCGTTCGGAAGCCCTGTCGCTGTTGGTGTTAGACGAGGCTGCCCACATTGAAAACCTAGAAGAACTATGGACCGGTCTATACCCCACCCTCTCGACTGGTGGTCGATGTATTGCGTTGTCAACCCCTAACGGAGTAGGAAATTGGTTTCACAAGACCTGTATCGATGCCGCGGCCGGCGCCAACAACTTTAATCTTACAACGCTTCCATGGGATGTACACCCCGAACGAGATGACGTGTGGTATCAAAAAGAAACCAAAAACATGTCACGCCGGCAAATTGCCCAAGAACTCCAATGCAACTTCAACACGTCAGGTGAAACTGTGATTGACCCCGACTGCATGGAGTGGTTGTTGTCCGGAGTTAGAGAGCCTCTACATCGTACTGGTTTTGATCGTAATTTTTGGATTTGGGAAGAGTTTGATCCAACCTGCAATTATTTAATGGTGGTGGATGTCTCCCGCGGCGATGGTGCTGACTTTTCTACTTTTCATATTATTAAATTGGAGACCCTAGAAATCATCGGAGAGTACCAAGGAAAACTAACACCAGACTTATATGCCAACATGCTCAATCAAGTCGGCCGAGAGTTCGGAAATGCCATGATGGTAGTAGAAAATAATAATATTGGCTATACAGTACTTGACAAACTCACAGAATACGGTTATCCTAATCTATATTACTCTATTAAGTCTACTCATGAATACATTGAGCAACACCAAGCAGAAATTCGCTCTTCTGCTATCGCCGGCTTCACCACCACAATGAAAACGCGACCCCTAATAGTTGCAAAATTAGAAGAGTTTATAAGAAATAAACTAATTAAAGTGTATTCATCGCGTCTGGTTAATGAAATGAAAACTTTTATTTGGAAAAATGGCAAACCCCAAGCCATGAAAGGTTATAATGATGATTTAATTATGGCCTTGGCGATTGGTTGTTGGGTGCGCGACACGGCTATTCAAGCAAACGCTCGTGATCTGAACTATCAAAAAGCTTTTGTAGATGCCATCATCACCACCAAGACAACCATGAACACACGCATTAGTGGGCAGCATGGATACAAGAAGGATAACGTTTTTGATAAAATGAGCGAAGCAGAAAAACTTTATGCCCAATACAAATGGATTATCAAGTGAGATTATAAATGGCAGACCCCAAGAAAAACCCCGCTAATAGTAACACCACCCTGTTTAAAGCTCTAACCCGACTTTTCTCAGGCCCTATTGTTAGTTACCGTTCGCAGTCCGGACGCAGAATTAGACGCCAACATCTAGATAAGTTTTCATCTAGATTCAAGTCAGCGTCGGGACAACAGTTTAAAAAGACGATGCACAACCCGCTCAACGAGTTGGGCGCAAACGCAATCGCAAACCAGCGCCGTTCTGAGCGCTATGTTGATTTTGACCAGATGGAGTACATGCCGGAGATTGCATCCACTCTAGACATCTACGCAGATGAGATGACCACCTATTCTGAATTACGACCCATGTTAAACATTCGCTGCCCCAATGAAGAAATTGAAGCTGTGCTCGGTGTCCTCTTTGATAGCATACTTAATCTCAAGTATAACCTTTTTGGCTGGGCGCGCACCATGTGCAAGTATGGCGACTTCTTTCTCTACCTAGACGTAGATGAAAAATATGGCGTCCAGTCGGTCATCGCCCTTCCCTCTCAAGAAATTGAAAGGCTCGAAGGACAAGACTCTACCAATCCTAACTACGTTCAATATCAGTGGAACTCTGCCGGCATGACTTTTGAGAACTGGCAAATTGCCCACTTCAGAGTCCTAGGAAATGATAAGTATTCTCCATATGGTACATCAATTTTGGAACCAGCACGACGCATCTGGAGGCAGCTAGTGCTTATGGAAGACGCCATGATGGCATACCGTGTTATCCGTTCGTCTGAACGACGCGTCTTTAAGATTGACGTTGGTGGCATTCCCCCACAAGACGTAGAGCAGTACATGCAAAAGATTGTAAGTAACCTTAAGCGACACACAATTGTGGATCCCTCCACAGGACAAGTCGACTTGCGCTACAATCCTATGAGCATCGAGGAAGATTACTTCATTCCTATTCGTCCCGGTTCCGCAACAGACATTACGTCGCTCGCCGGCGCACAAAACATTACCCAGATTGATGATATCAAGTATTTACGTGACAAGCTTTTCTCCGCACTCAAGATTCCTCAATCCTACTTAACGATGGGAGAGGGAGGAGAAGAAGATAAAACCACTCTGGCCCAGAAAGACATGCGGTTTGCAAGAACCATCCAGAGACTACAACGAGTCATCATCGCAGAACTTACAAAGATTGGAATCATCCATCTCTATACCCTAGGTTTCAGAGGGGACGACTTATTAAGCTTCAGCTTAACCCTCAACAACCCCTCGAAGATCGCAGAGCTTCAAGAAATCGAAACGTGGAAGCAGAAGTTCGATATCGCGGGAGCCGCTACAGAAGGCTTCTTCTCTCGCCGCTGGGTTACTGAACACATCTTTGGGATGTCTCACGAAGACTTCATTCGCAACCAACGCGAAATGTATTATGATCGGAAGCACGATGCAGCACTTCAACAAGTGGCAGAAGCAGCCGCTGCAGAAGGGGGCATGGGTGGTGGCGACATGGGAGGAGACCTTGGGGGTGATCTTGGAGGAGACCTTGGAGGCGACCTTGGAGGAGACTTGGGTGGAGGGCCCGAAGAGATGCCCGCAGCAGAAGCGGGTGGCGACGAAGGCGCCGAAGACACCGCCCTTCTGGCAGTTCCCCCTGGATCTCGAAATGAACCACGTCTTACACCTGGGGCTAAAGGCAAAGTCTATTATCCTAAGAAGGTCGATCAACGGCCCGCCGGCGCCAGAACGCGCTCTAATGCCGCTAAATATAATCGGGAAAAGGGAGGTTCATCCGCTCGGAATATTACCCCTGGAATGGGCGACCTGCAATCATTGGTAAAAATGGGCGGCGCATCAACAGGTATTTATGAAGAAGAAGAACCTATTTATAAAACAGGAGAGTTGTTAGAAGAAAATCAGCTATTCCAAATAAATGAATCTACGCGTAAACTAATTATGGAATTAGAACAAAAGAGTGAAACCCCTACGGAGCAAACACATGAAGACACGACATAATAAAAAACGTAATTCGGCCTTTGTTTATGAAGCTCTGGTTAGAGAAGCGACAGTAGCAATGCTGAAGAAAGACACTGCACGCTGTAACACAGCCGTGAGAATTATCAAGAAACACTTTAAAGAGGGAAGCCTTTTAAGACATGACTTAGAGTGTCATCGTTCTCTGTATGAAAATCAAAGCTTGGACAAGGAAACATCGGAAAAGATTTTAAGAGAAGCCAAAATGGCCAATCGACTATTAGACGCTGAAGGTCTCTTCGGCGAACAAAGCGAACTCATCCGGGACATCAATAAAGAATTAGAACCCAGAGTCTTTGGCAACTTTGTTCCTAATTATAAATCTTTGGCTTCCATAGCACAAATTTTCTCCGATAAGATCTCTCCCAAACATCAAGTTATATTAGAAAATGAAATCGTTAAGAACATGATGAATGCGTCGGTTGTCCGCGATAACCAGTCAGAAATAGACCATGTAGTGGTGCGTGCTTTTACTCAAAAGTTTAATAATAAATACGATAAAGATTTGCTAGCCGAACAAAAGGAACTCTTAACTTATTATATTTCTTCGTTCGCCGACAACGCTCTCGAATTGAAGATATTCTTAAATGAAGAAATCGCGCGCTTAAAGACTCAATTGGAGGGCGCCCGAACGGTGGAGGATATCAAGAATGACAAAGACATGCTCCAGAAAACTGAAGAGATCATAGGACGCCTTAGCGAGTTCTCTAATGCGCCGGTGGATGATGAAGTGCTCTTAACCATTTTAAAAACTCAAAGTCTCGTAAAGGAAATCTATTCAGATGGCAATCACAGTTAGAATTGGAAAGGGAGATTCGCCCGAAGCCACTGTTCGTTTAGAATTAGATGTGCGCAAAAGCATGAACGGCGATTTAATGATTTTTGATCACGGGGATATCGATATTGTCCTTTCTACTAAGAACAATAAAATCACGGCCTTCCCTAAAGAGACCATGAACGACTTGGTGTATGGTGCCCAGAACAGATTGTTTGCCCACTTACGCAAAAAAGGCCTTGTTATAGCTGATTCTATTCAAGGGGGGGCTTTTTATGGTGCTTTCGAGGCACTCATGGAGGAAACTAGTGCTGAAAATCTCAGCACACCCAAGCT